TTTTGTTTTCACGCTTCTTCCTCCCATTTATCAGCACATTCTACACAGATATTTCCGCCCCAAACTTTCTCAACTTCTTCATCAAATTCACGATTGCACACTGCACATTTCATTTTTCCACCTCTTCTGCCGTAACATACTCATTCTTATGCCCGCATATACCGCAGAAATTATTCTCGACATCTTCGAAACCACACACTGGGCATGGAGTGACTATAGTTTTCGGTTTGGAGATTGTATATTCGATAAAATATAGCTTGAAGATATATTCAATAATATTCATATCTCCTCTATTTTTTTCAAACCAATTCAAAGCCCTTGCAGTAAACCGAGCTAACGTAGTACGCCCAACCCAACCCATAAAATCTATAGACTCAATTTCAGTCGCCACAAACTCTGGAATCTCTGGCTGCTGCTTTTCGAGCTGGGATTTGAGAGAAAGTATCTCTTCAGCCATTACTTCAAAGCGTTTGTCCTTTTTGTAGTAATCTAACTGAGCCATTAAATTAGTAATACTAGAACGTGCATTTGTTAAGTCTTCTACTACTTTTTGATGGTCCTCTGGGCTTATCCAGTTTGCAAAAATTATTAGTGGACTACTTGTTAAACCTTGGATTTCATAAGTTGTTTTTCCTCTATGGCGAGCCTCTAAGAACACTCCTCCGTTTTTCTTTACTGTTTCCGCAAACTTCTTCATCATTTCCCCTCCAGGCACGACTTACAAAAAGTAACGTGTCCTTTTTCTTTTGCATCTTTAAACGGTACCTTTATACCGCAACTCTGGCAAGTCGTATAGTACACAGGCACCGGATGGACTTGGCCACAATATTTACATGACATACTTTAGTCCTCCTGGACATTCAATCCGTTATAAGCAGCACTTAAAAAATTAGCTTCCCAGATAATATCTGCCATTGCATCGTGCTTATTTTCATTAGGTATTGAATTTTTAAAATCGCGATCAGATATTTTAGCTTTACGACAATACATATCAACCAAGGTGCGTGCATCACGTTCATTCCAGAATTTAACAGCTTGACTGTAACGTTCTTTCCCAAGATGATATTTTATGATCATATTGTCGAAAGAAATTCCATTACCCCAAAGCTTCAGTTCTCCATTACTCTCAATGGATTTTTTTATTAACCAAGAGTAGAAAGCATTCCACATTTGGCTCTCTGAACAATATTTTCCTTTCACCAATATCTCTTGTAAAGTTTGTTGGTTGTGTTTATCCTTCAGCCAAAACGAAAGAGTTGATCCAGATACTTTAATATCTTGGCAATAAGTCAAATCAAGACATGATTCAAAAGAATCTCCAACAATTTCACCCGTTGTTATATCAAATTCAGCTGCAGCTATTTGAATAACTGTGCTATCTACGTCCGTTCCTAGTGTTTCTAGGTCTACAATAATATCCATCACATCACCTTTTCTGTAAATTCATTTTTTCGTGTAACTTTTTTAGCAATCGTAATTGGAATCCCGTAACGATGGGCAAAGAGTTTTGCTTTGATCCTGAACTCCGGTAAGATCATGCCTTTTACATCGATTACTTTTACCAAGTTCCCTTCTTCATCATAGAAAGTAAAATCTGGTTTATATGCAATCTCTCGATATGCTTTACCATTCAAGCGAAACTTATCCATCAAAACAAATTTCTCTTGCATTTTCATGTTGGGATTATCCTTGTGCAGCTGATAGTAAATACTTTCTGCCTTACTGTCGAAGGTAATTCCATCAACAGTTACTTTCTTTGCTCCATATTTATGAGCCATGTCCCCCCCCCTTTTAGTGCAGTGATATCTTCCGCAACATGAGTAGAAAAACATGGTTTCTTTCTATCTTCTTCATAGAGAATACTCGCAATGCAAAAAGCCAAAATTGAATGATTAATATTTTCATATTCTACATTCAAGGGTGTAAATGCACCCCCTTCTTCTTCATAAGTAAACGTAACGGTTAGTTCTTTACGCATTTTTCATCTCCTTATAGGTTTCATCTAGCCAGTCAAGTAACATACTTGTTTGTGCCATGACCAGCGGTTGATTATCATATTTTGTTGATAATTCTCCAAGTGACATAACAGCCCAATCCCAGAATTCAGTATTTCCGAAACCCAACTTCACTGCTTGAGAATTACATTCTAAAATCCAATTTTTTACATCGTTGAAAAATTTTTCATAGTCCAAATTTTCCACCTCATTTCTTAAGAAAACTTTTTAATTTTTCTTCTTACCTCCACCCACCCTCGCGCCACTCGGTGGGGTGTCATTTACTTGTCAAAATTTGCAACACTAAGAGCAAATTTGACTTGTCAATACACCTACACCCCCAGGATATTTCTATACGGAAGTATAGAAATCACTGACACCCTTTTTTGACACTGTCAGACTTGTCAAAATTGACAGGTTTGACACCCTTTTTTACTTGTCACTTTTAGTTAAACTGACAGGACTGACAGGGGTATCAATTTAACTAAAAATTGACAGGTTTGACACCCTACATATTTTCTAATTTTCAGAAGCGGAACTTTCATTTTTTTCACATTTAGAAACATACCCTTCGTCATCAATTTCCAAAGAATCAGAGTCATCTATCCATTTTTTGATAGTATTTCTTGACTTGTCAAAATACGTTTCAAGTTTTCCAATTCTGACTTTTCCTTTCCCTTCCATATCTAAGCTATCCAAGGCAGTGATTACATTTTCTGTATTTTTCTTGATACGAGCAGCTTTCTTTTCCTCAGAGGTTCGAGATGCACTGCTCTTCTTCCCACCTTTTGACCATTTATTATCATTCAATCCTACTGGATCTAAGTCTTTCAAGTTTCCAACTTCATCATGAGTATGCAGAGGATAATTGAACCAAAGATTGACCGGCTCAAATTTCGGAAATTCTCGAAGTGTTCCTTCTAGCCGCCAAGCCGTCATGAGCTTCACAACTTTTTGAACTTCTCCCAATTCAAAACCAGAAATTTGCCAAGCTCTATCTTGGCCAAGTGCTGCAGTAAGATGCTCCCGCATAGCTGATGCTACCAAGAAATCATCTTGGCCAATCTCACTCAAATACGCTGGATTTTCATTTCTGATTTTCTCTGCATAGAAGTTCGCGGTTGCACGTCCTTCTTGCATTTTTCGAAGATTATCCGTAACTTCAAGCTCAATCAAGTCAAGAATTGCATCGGGATCCCGGGCAAATACACCAGAACCAGAACTGCGGTCCATAGAAGATTTTCCGCCTTGAGCCCCTTTTGAGTGATGGTGACAGTAAATAACAGATGTTCCAAGTTCCGCGGCTACTTTGTCAAAGTTATTGGTAAACTTAGCCATTTGCTCCGCATCGTTTTCCGAACCCGTCAATACTTTGTAAATCGGGTCAATAATCACTGCATCAAATTTTTCTTTCTGTGCACGTCTGATAAGTTTTGGTGTCAACTTATCCATTGGGATTGAATGCCCCCGCATGTTCCAAATATGAATATTATTTACATGGTCCGGACGTAACCCCATCCCTCGATAAATATCTTTAAATCGTTTGTAGGCTGAAGGCCGGTCAAGCTCCATATTGATATAGAGAACTTTTCCACGTTCGCAATTGAAGCCAAACCAAGGAATACCTTCCGCAATTGCAATACACATTTCCATGAGTGCAAATGATTTACCAGCTTTCGACGGTCCAGCAATGAGCATTTTATGCCCGCGGCGTAGTACATTATCAATCAGAACGGGTGCCAAGGGTGGGTCTTCTTCAAACATTTCAGCGAGACTTTCGAATTCTGGTAAATCATCATTCAAGTCTTCAATCCATGTTTGCCACTCTTCCCAATCTGATTTACCTATATTTGTATCAATAAGAAACTGTTTATGTTCTCCGCGGATGATACCAGGCATTCTGGAAAGTCGAGACGGATTTTTATTTTGACTATCAACCTGCAAACCATTCTTGTTACAAATTTTATAGAGGTACTCTACGCGGTCACGGTATTCATTTTTATCTTTAGCATCAATCTTTACAATGGCATGTACTGATTTTCCACCAGAATAGACAAGCGTTGCAATGGGTAATTCAAGCTCACGCATGATTGCATTTTGCTTATCAATACTCAAATTATCTGATTCTACCAAAGCATATTTGAACTCTGTGACGTTATCATTTTTAACACCTTTACCATCTAAGGGATTAAAACGAATCCAAGCACCAGCATCTTTATTTGAATCCCCTACAATAAATCCTAAGTTATTCTCACTTTTATATTTTTCAAGTTCGTTTAGAATTTCTTCTGCAGTCCGTGTGTAGTTACCTTTACCACTGACAGAATATTTCCCATCATCACGTAACCAAGAGTCAACCACATAGCCAATATAATCATCATTTTTGAAGAGGGTTTGGATGTAAGTTTTTAATTGCTCAATAGGATCCCAATGATCCGGCTCTCGAATCTCTTGACCTTCAACCCAAGACTTATCAATAAATTTATATTCTTGTGCTGCACTTACTTCATCATCCCAACCAAGAAATTCGTTGCCGTCATCTCCTTTATATTGACGAGGCTGCCAGCCTCCTTCTTTTGCTTTCATTGTGATAAAAGCTCCGGTTACTGGTGTCCCATCATTATTGCCAAGAGAATTCCACTTAGTTTCCATTTCATTTGGGTTATATCGTGAATCAGGTTGAGACCAAAGATCCCACGTTTCAAAACCATATCCCTCATGCTTCAAGGCCATACCAACTGACACCCACTCGGTGTAATCAAGTGAAGACGGTGGAATAAATTCTAAAAGAGGTATCAAGTCAAATTTTTCTTCCATTTATATTAAACTCCTGTATATTGGCTAGGGTTAATATCCGCTGGAATCCGCCAGCCATTTCCAGAGATTCTGTCAATAAGCTTACGTGCATTATCGAACTGCCAAGCTCCCACATGATGGAAACCAAATCTTTCTAACAGTCTAATTTGTTTAGGTGTAGTTAGACCGGATATCCTTCGCTTGTTCAATTTATCCAGCAAAATTTTAGCCTTGCCTGCATTTTCAATTTCTTCTGGGAAAATCCCATATTTTTCAAGGGCTGCAATTTGTTTGTCTGAAGCTGGAGCCATTTCCCAGCCAAACGACGGTACATAATTTACCAAGTCTTCTGCTTGGATGGACATCTCAAATTGCAACGGATCCACAAGTTTTCTTTTCCGTTTCTTCATTGCTGCTAACTGCTCTGCAAGAGAATTTTCACGATCCTGGACAACTTCACCTTCTGCAATTTCTGCGACTTCTTCCAAGTCAAATGGAATCGGTTCTGCTTCATCTTTCAATTCAGCCATTTTATCAGTCATTTTTTTCGCAACTTCTTCATCTTTAGCAACCAAATGAGCCGGATGTACCAACTCATGACGTTCAGTGTGCCAGAGGAAGTCTAAGATTAAGCAATCTTCTTTTCCTTCCGCAAGTCGAAGGCCCCGCCCAATACATTGCACATAGAGCGGGCGTGATTTTGTTGGTCTTAACATGATCACACAATCAACTTCTGGCGAATCCCAACCCTCAGTAAGCAGCATTGAGTTACACAAAACGTTGTATTTCCCATCGTCAAAGTCTTTAAGGACTTCTGCACGGTCTTTAGATTCTCCATTTACTTCTGCAGCTCTAAATCCTTTTTCGTTTAGAATATCTCTGAACTTTTTAGAAGTCGCAACCAAGGGTAGGAAAACAACTGTCTTTCTATCCCGACAATGTTTAATCATTTCATCCGCGATCTGGTAAAGATATGGATCCAAAGCACTGCCAACTTCACTAGCTTTAAAGTCTCCGGCTGACATTGAAACTGCCGACAAGTCAATTTTTAAAGGAATAGTCAAGGCCTTCATTGGCGACAAGTATTTATTTTTTATTGCATCCGGTAAGCTATACTCATAAGCCAAAGACTCAAAGAAGGTCCCAAGATTTTTCTTATCCGTCCGGTCCGCTGTTGCAGTTACACCCAAAACTTTTGCTTGGTCAAAGTAAGAAAATACTTTTTGATAACTGGATGCCAGCACATGGTGAGCTTCATCAACAATGATCGTGTCATAATAATCTTTTGGAAACTGCTCCAAGCGTTTCTCACGCATAAGAGTTTGAACACTTCCCACAGTCACACTATAAAACGTATTTTTTGCGGTCTTATCAGCTTTTTCAACTGCAGCTCTTAATCCTGTTACTTTATAGAGCTTATCTGCAGCTTGATCTAAGAGTTCACCTCGATGGGCCATAATTAGGACCCGCTCACCTTCACTCACTAAATCTTTTGTCAAATCAGAAAAGGTAACTGTTTTTCCTAGCCCGGTAGGAAGAACGAGCAGCGTTCTATTAACGCCACTCGCCCATTCTTCCTTGATTTTTTGATTGGCTTCTTTTTGGTATGGACGTAATTCCATTGATAACCTCCTAAGCCAAAATAATAATTTGTTCCATTCCTTCAAGCTGTTCTTCAAAGAAAGCTTTGATATTTTGAATGGCATCAATTTTCCAAGCGCGAGCATCAGCTTCAAATAAAGCTCCTAGTCCCCCTTCTTTCATACGAAAGACAAAAGGTGATTCCGGTTGTTTCACTTCATGGAAGGTGCGGAATGGTGCAAGAGTTACTGGATTAGGTACTTTGACATCTTGTAAACTAGCTACACCTTTTTTAATAGTCACACTTTGAGATACCCCATCATCACCAAGATTCTTCACGTTTTCTTCTTTAAGATTGCCAAGAACTTGCAAAACAAGATCACGGTCATCAGTTGGCAAGAATTTGGCTTGAAGCTCAATAACCATATCTTCAGCTAATTTGAAACGGTCAAAGTCAATAGCTGGTGTAATTGCTTCAACGTGTGCCAAAGTGTCACGTTTATTGTCAGACTGAAGGGAGCTATAAAGATTCACTTCCTGTGGCCCTTCAATATTTAAATAAAGCTTTTCTTCTGTGTGAAAATCCAAATTTTTAATGAAATCAACCATTGATGTCAGTGTACTAAGGACAACAGACTGTACTCGACGGCGGTCAATTTCAAATGCAATTCCATCTTTATCGATGATAAATGAGCGGCCATCTACTTCAATATGACGGGCTTCTGGCCAGATTGCTGTTTCTTGAATTTGTTGGATTGCTTCTTTTGATAATGTCATGATTTTTTACCTATGCTTTCTTTTGTTTTTGTAAGTCAATTACATCTTGTTTTGTTTCTGCTTCAATCTCTTCAACAGGTACCCCTGTATCTGTACGAACCGTTGCTTCTTCATCAAAGTACATTTGACCTTTTGCACCAGACTTCAACTCTTGAGCTTCAACTTCGCCGTTTGGATTTAAACCAGCGATAAGATTTGTAGTGACTGATTTAGTTGGAGCCATAGTCAGTTTGATTTGGCTATCAAGCTTAATCAACTCGCGTGACTCATCTGGTTGAAGAGTTAAAGTCATTACTAATTTGCGAGGTTTTTCAGCATCTGTATTTGGATCTTGAACATTTTCGAGAAGCTTTTTAACTTCCATATCAAAGTTTTCTTGTACCCCACCAGAAGCAAGGCTACTTAAATTTAAATCGATTTTTTCCATTGCAATTCTCCTTAAAAGTTGTATCCAGGGGCTTGTTGTTGGCCTTGAGGTGCTGCAGTGTTACCTGGGAATGGCGCCACATTTCCTTGTTGTTGCTGTTGCATACCAGGAGTCGGCTGTTGTTGTATTGGTGGTTGTTGGTAGTTTTGTTGTGGCATTTGTTGACCTTGTGGGGCTGTATTAGAGGCTGTATTTTGATAACTTGGTGTTTCTGGTTCAAGGAAACTGTCAATTCGGTTACTTTGAGCATCATTACCCGAACGATCCTTATAATTGTTGACAATGATTTTAGCTTTTCCACGTGCTCCCAAGACTGTGCCCCAGTTCATTTTTACCTTACCTTCTGCATTTTTAGGTGCTCCAATTGAAGTAAAGAATTGATTGATTTTCCACTGCATTTTTTTGTAAAGGTAAAAATTCTCTGTCAAAGTAGTTGTTTCACCAGTTGGTGCTTGAATTTCAATCGTCACTGTAGCTTTAGGGGCGTTCGCTGGAATTTTACTTTCACGATTTGCTGGTTTTTCATAAATTCCTTTTTCCAAGTTGGTAATCACAAAAGGATATTCTCCTTCTGGTAATAGGACGAAGGGGCTTCCTTCTTCTACTTCATCATCCCAGCCTAAAATTTCCATATCGTTATTCATTTTTTTGTTCTCCTTTTTTAATAAACTCTTTTAGATTTAATTTCTGCGAAAATCTTATCCCATTGTGCAACTAATCCACCTTGGATAAGGTCTGAAGGATAATCACGAATTGGCATTTCAAGGGGTTTAAATCCTTTTTCAGCTACCAGTGCGCGAATTTCCTCTTCAGTTACTTCATTAGCCATCATTAGTTGAGCTAATTCTTGGGGAATTGCTGGATCAATGGTAATTGGATCGCGAGAAAATTGGTTTTCTTGAGGTGTTTCAACCGTAGGTGCAACTTGTGCTGGTGGAACCTGTTCAGTCACAGGTTGTTGAACTGGTGCAGCTTTTTGAAAGATATGAGCGATTGCAGCAAATTCAAAAGGTAATTGATCAGGTAATCCATGACGATTCTTTGCATCCCATGCTGGATGATGTGTAGTGAACATAACACGTTTACCACCAGTCGCTTTTTTGGATTTTGTTTTGCTATCAGTAACAATCGTTGTTTCATAGTTAGCAAATAGCACCATGTCCGCCCATTCTTTTAACAAAGGTGCACACTGTTTGGAAAGCTTAAGCTGGTAGCGGTCAAATGCTCCCATCTCGTCAGGCTTTTCAAATTTCTTAATATCTGCATGGGCTGTAACAACCACATTAATACCAGCATCAGTAAGTTCAGATAAAAGATTAAGGAGCTTTCCAAATTTCTCTTTTACCATGGTGTAGCCTTTACCATAGCCGAAGTCTTCAATGGACTGTGCATTGACATCACTTGCAATAACAGCTTGATTGGCCAGTGTTTCCGCCCAGTCTGCAGTGTCAATAATCAGCGTGTCACACATGTGTGTTTGCTTAATATAATTCACTTCATCCATCAGCATTTGCCAGCTTGTAGGCTTATCCATCCGATGAACATTCATATTTGCTGTAGATCCCTCAGTATCAATAAAGATAGGTGATGGGAATTGTGAAGCAAAGGTAGATTTACCGATCCCTTCGACTCCATACAAAACTACTTTTTGAGCGGTAGCAGTTGGACCGCTTGTAATGTTAAAACTCATATTCTTCCTCCTATAAATTCCAAGTGACCATTGGATAATTTACAAAGCCACTTCTTAATTCCATGCCAGTTTTTTCTACAATGCCTTCTTTTACTAGTAGATCCAGTAACTCCGCGCCTTTATACAGGTTAATATCAAAGAACTGGCTGTTATCAAATACTGGAAAATCAAGATTGACAGTTAGCACTGCATAGAGTTCTTTACTCTGAGTTTCTGCAGCTACTGCTAGACTTTGATCATGGGTATAAGTCGTTTTAGTCAGAACTAATTGGTTACCGTCAAAGGTTATTATTTTACTCACTTCTATACTCCTTCTAGTATTTCAAGATATTTTTTCTCAGTCTTAATATTATTTCTTATGCTATTCCGAAATACACTGTATACATCATGCGTCTCTAGCAGCAACTCGTTCAAATTTATTTGAGTTCGTATTTTTTGAATGAGCTTATCTTTCTCACCCTCAATAATATATAGGCTTCCATCACTTGTAATTCTTCCTCCTTGATAAAGAGGGCTAACTGCACTTAATATTCTTCTATACTCTCTTGAGTATTCCTCCCCTTTAAATCTAGATAAGTTGACTTCTTCAATTTTTTGACTATTGACATCAATTTTTACTATTTTTTTATTTTTAAGAGATTTAGATAAGTACCTATTAGTATTGCTATGAACTGAATGCTCATGTCGAGTTCTTGCAACTAAATTATCCAGATTATTGTTATATTTATCTCCATCTTTATGAGAAATACAATCAACATCTTCGCAATTATTGAAAGTGCAATAAACTAATCTTCGAACATACTTGGTAATTTTCACCCCTTCAACATTAAGTCCAACTTTTGTTCCCCACTCGCTGTTATAAAGTTTTCTAAATCTATTGACCGAATAAGACCAGACACGGCCATCTCTTGTTACACCGTAGTTAGGATAATCAGGTATTTGTCTTATTTCCATAACTCGTACCTCAAAATTGATATTTAGGTGCTTCTGGCTCAACTGTCAAGTTTTCTTTGACAGTTCCCTCGCCGTAACCGTCAGAGATAATAATTGAGCACTCGTCACCAGTTGAAACTCGTGTTGCGATAGCTTGTAGCTGCTCTTGTTCAAGCCATTGGCCAAACTCTTCAAGCGTTTCTACATCCATCTGCTCTAACTTATCAATCAAGATAAATCCACATTCAGGCTTCAGTTTACGCACAATAGCTGTCGATACTTTGAGCTGTTCTGCTCCAGACATATTGTCCCAGCGTTGGCCATTATAGAGAAGTTCTCCTTCAGAAACGGATAGACCAGGAAGAGGAAGATCCGCATCATCAAGCAGCTTTTTCATATCTCTGCGAACGTTGGCAATAGCTTCATCAAGTTCAAGATACTGATTTTTATAATCTTGGGCATCTTCATTGGCTTTGTCTTTATCAAGATTGGCCCGAACTTTACGATTAGTTTCGTCGACTTGTTGGATGTTTTGTTCAAGTTCTTCAGTTGATTCATCATGCAAATCTAATGCTGATTTTTCGGCAACAATAAGCTGTTGATCAACTTTGGCTTTTTCTTCAATTAATCGAGCAATTTCGGAATCTAGTTCAGCTTGTCTTTGTTTCAAGCTATCTCGCTGCCCTCTAATTCGTCTATTTTCAGCATTTTTAGCAAGAATAGCTTGTTGTTGCTGAATAAGTTCTGAGGCGCTGACAGGCTCTTTAGGAGCTTCTGGATAATAGGTTTGTTCATCCGCAAACTTCTGCTTCTGATCAGCAATCTGGCCAATCATGTGGCGTTCATTGTAGAGTTCTTTCTCTTTTTGTTCAAGAAGCGCTAATTGCTCACCTACACCGATAATTTGAAGTAAGGTCTTTGCCTTATCCGTATTTGATGCTTCCATGAACTTCGGCAAGTTGATTGCCAGCTCTTCAACAAATCCATTGAGCAATTGTTGGCCAGCTTTATTCCCACTTGGATCAATAACTTTCAAATCGCTATTCTTTCCATCTCTGCGGACTTCTAGACCATTGCTCATAACAATGTGCAAGCTGGGCGGTAACACGCTACCTTCGCGGTGTGGTTGGCTAGGTTTGTGTTTATTTCCACCAAGTGCCCAGGCGATAGAGTCAAGAATAGAAGTTTTACCTTGACCATTACGACCGCCAATGATTGTCAAGCCATTTTTTGTAGGTTCAAGCTTGACTGCTTTAACCCTTTTTACATTTTCAATTTCAAGTTTATTGATTTTAATCATATTTCCTCCGAATTTTTGATATAATCAGAGTAGAATCTCGCAAAGTTTCTACTCAGCTTCTGGTTACCGCCAGGAGCTTTTTATTTTGTAATAAACGGACTATTTTTTAGGTAGTCTTCCAACGACTCATCTTCTACAACCGTTTTTAAAGTTGTTGTAAATTCGCGTACCTTCCGGCCGGTATCTGGTTCTTCATGAACTACCATATTTTCACGGTAATTGATCATGTTCTCACGGCTGAAGTCGTTACGTTTGCGAATTTCAAGTTCAATTTTTTGTTCTTGATACTTATGTCTGAGATGCTCAAATTGGCTTTCCTTAAGTTCCAACTCAGCAAGTCGTTGTTTAGTTATAAATGGCATCTTTACTCCTTATTATGTTTTTATTGTTTCTCCTTGATATAATGTGTATGAGTAGTTATGTAGTAGCTACTTAGTAATACAGAAAGGAGCGCTATTTTATGTATCAATTACTTTTTAACTTGTTTGAAGAAAATCCAGGTTCAAAGCTTGAAATTCTTTTTGAAAATGGAAAGCGTGGGGTGTTTGATTACCATGATGAAGATTTTCGTAATCAATACAAGAATTTCCCTCAATTGTTCAAAGTTCATAGTGTAGGCGATAAAGGTTATATGTATATCAATTCAGATCATATAACTGTTATTGATGTAGTCAATTAAGAACTTTTGCTAACTCGGCAATGGCTGCAACCATTGTTGAGTTTTCTTTTGTCTCAGGAATTGATAAGACATCAACGACAAAGTTTCCAATTACTTCTTTAGCGTTTGCCACTGCCATACGACTTTTGTAGTAATCCTTATTACGGATTTCACCAATTCTAATTGCATGGGCTTTACGAATTTCTTTAGGCGCATTTGCAATTACTTTTTCTGCTTCGGTCATTTGATTTTCCATTTCCGTCTCCTTACTTATATAAATAGATTCCAGTAAGCTTCATTTTTGAACGCTTAGCAATGGCTTCCGCTTCGTTGCGTGCATTGATTCGCATAGGTTGAACCAATCCTACAATGAAGTCTTTTTTTACCGGCACAGTTTTCTTTGTGTCTGGATCCAGTTGTTTGCGTTTAGCAGTAAGTACTGCATAAAATTTTGTTTTGTTCATTTTTAGTTCCTATTCTATTTTTTATAACTTTTGTATCGAGTGGCTTCTTTCCATTCGACAAATTCTTGAAAAACTTCTTTGTTGATAAAGACTATTTTGTGCGTAGGATTCAAGACTCCTTTTTTGAATTCTGGTCTTTCCCGCATTTCTTTTAGCCATGCAGTTAGTGTTGGTTTAGTGAGCCCTTCCCACTTCTGCATTAAATGCTCTTTATCACACCATTCAGCATCTTCTGGATTATCGACCGGAAGATATGTCACTTTTGCATATGGCATATATTTCTCCTTTCTACTGCTTGTCGGTAATTTCTACATGCTTTAGTGCAAACTCAAGCAAGCGATTTGTAACTTCAAACAGTGTGATGTTTGTCTGCTTGCAAATTTTGTCAATAGCTTGGTAATTATATCCATCTACTTTTACAGTAGTTCTCATATCACTACCTGGCGCTCGAACTTCGAATTCTAACTTTTTGTCTTCCATTTGGTTTCCTTTCTAACGAAGTTTAAAGTCATCAATAATCTTCAAAATAATTTGATGTGCTTTTGGTGTTTGTAGTCGTCCAGACAAAATATCAATCATCACATTCTTTGCAATTCCGTATTTTGCAGCCAAACTCATTTTTTCAATTCCTGTTTCTTCAATGAATGAATTAACGAGTTTTAGTCCGTTGTCACTTGTTGGCATTTTTGTAACTCCTTTCGTATATGATTTAGTATTAGAAAAAGTTAGCGTTTTTACGTTAACTCTTGACATATTGTAGAAAAAGTTCTACAATTAATGCATAGTTAAAACACCTAATAAAAGCTTTACAAAACATTCTTGGCGGAGCGTTTACGTGCTTTTTATAGGTCTATTTGCTAACCAAAAGACTAACTCATTTCTACAAAATTAATTATAGAACTTTTGCTACACTTTGTCAACGATTATGTCGCATTTTTTCTAAATTATTTTTTGTATTATCTGTGAAAGGTTGATATTAATGGATTTATACGAAAAAATAAAAGAGCTAGCAGCTCAAAAAAATACCTCTATTCGAAGAATCGAAGAACACCTAGGATACGGCAACGGGACCATAAGGCGCTGGAATAAAAACAAGCCTAATTATGATAAAATCCAAGCTGTCGCAAAATTTTTTAATGTTTCTGTAGATTACCTATTGGGAAAGGAAGAAAAATCTGAGGTACCAGATTTAACTATCGATCAAATTCTCGATAGTGTAGAAAACTACTCTGGTGGAGAACTTAACGAATCAGATCGCGAAATGTTACGTATTATTATTGAAGCTAAGAAAGCTGCTATGGATAAAGAAACAAAGAAATAGGAGCTTTAATGAACTGGAAAGATATTATCAGAGATACAGGGATCGAGATAATCTGGATAGATAACGAATATAGTGAAGAGGGGTCTTACATTCCTAAATGCTCATTATATCCAAATGGTGCAATAGTACTAAACTTATGTAACGATTCTGAGAGAGTTGAATTTGTAGCCTTACATGAAATTGGACATTTAGTTACTGGAAAAACTCTCTCATTAGTTAATGAACAGATAAAACAGATTCAGCATAACAGAAATGAAGCAAACGCAACTCGCTTTTTACTGAGCCAAGTGGCTCCAGAATTTGTTGAAGAGAATGATTATAACGCAGAATGGGCAGAGCCTCATAAATTGTGTCGCTTTTTAAATATTGAATGCACATTTGAAAATGTTAGTATTGCTCAAGAAGAGATTGACTATGCTTTATGGTCAGATTACGATTAAAACTACGTGCGCTAACCACGCTAAAAGAGTAAGGAGAAATTTTTATGAAAAAGTTGCAAGACTTATGGGATAATACAAAATGGTTTAAAATCGTTGTTCTATATTTTGTATTTAGTTCCTTTGCATTAATTATTGCAGCAGCTCTGAAAGAATCCGGTCCAATAATTGATTTAGTGATTGGCGGAGGAGCTTTATTTATTGTTGGATATCTAGTGTATAATAAAACACCTATTTCAAAATACCAAATTAATTATTTTTGGCTTCTAATGCCTGCATTTACTTTTTTATTATATGGTGCAATATTCTTCGCGAATTCAACAACCGACACTAAAAATAATATTGAAACTGTATCTACAACTACATCTTCAACTCCAGCAAGTACACACAAGGTCACTTCCACAGAAAGTTCACAGTCTATTTCCTCTTCCAGTATTGATAACTCCCCTCGTTCTGAAGATGATAGTAGTATAAAAACATTAATAATTCTAATGGCGAAACAAGCAATTCAACAGAAAGATAACGCTGAAAACGTCAAAATAGATCATACAACTGGTGACCTTGTAATCACAAAAGATGGTGACTCTGGGCACGACTGGCTAATAACTGGTAAGTATAACTACAAAGATTCTGAAACAAAAGAAAATTATTTTACTGCCACTATGCATTTTAATCAAAATTTGCTTGATAGAAAAGTAGATTTAATAAATAACGAAAATTTGAGTTGTGATATCTCTAAAATTACAACTCAATAAATTAAAAAAAGTCGCCCGAGTTTGGAGACTGTGGGGCGACTTTAAATCAAGTACAGAAACAACACGACAAACGTGAAGTTTTCTTGTACTCTATTTTACAGAAAAAAGGAGTAGAAATCAAATGTGGGTAGAAGCTTTAGAAAATGGTAAATATAAATATTTCGAGAGATATCGTGACCCTTTAACCGAAAAGTTAAAGAAAGTGTCAATTACACTCGACAAAAACACTTCAAGGGCGCAAAAAGTTGCCCAGGCTGAGCTTGCTGATAAAATTAAGAACAAGCTATCTGATATTCCTGAAGGAAAACAAACCCTTGAAATGATATATAAAGAATGGATGGTCAAATATTCAAAAACCAGTAAAGCATCAACTGTACGTCATATTCAAAGCCAGTGGAAAAATTCTGATGATCGTATTGTAAAAACTGCTCTGATTGGTAATATCACAAGCGGTACTATCCAGAAATGGATTGATAAGATTTACTATGAAGAAGACCTATCGTTTAGCACTGTTGATGGATATAAAACCATGCTGTCAAATATTTTTAGATATGCCAAAATGCGAGGATATATTTCTTCCAATCCTGTAAGCGATGTAAGAATTGATAAGAAAAAAACTGATAAAACAGAGAATGTAGAAGAAAAATATTTAGAACATGATGAATTAGATGCTGTTATAAAACGACTCACAAATAATAAGAGGTCAAAACGCTATGGACAAATCGCTGAGTTTTTATCACTAACTGGCTTAAGATATGGAGAACTTATCGCTTTAAAATATAACGACTACGATGGCAAAGTTGTTCGTATTACCAAGACTTTAGATTATACAATTAAAAAGAATAAACCAGT